GAAGTCCAGACATACTGGTATGACAGGCGAAGTAGATAAGTTATTGTACGACCAGAAGACAGGTCGGCTAGTAGTTTACGAAAACACATTCGGAGGTTTATGACTTTACTAATTGATGCAGACTGGTTGATCTACAATTCCTGTTGTGCCTGTGAAGAAGACACAAGATGGACTGAGTATGAACATACTCTTCATTCAGATGAAAGAGATATTATGAATCTGATTGATAGCAGGATAGATGTTTTTAAAACCATAGCAGGAGAGAAGCATGATATAGTTATGTGCTTTACTTCTTATCCAACATTCAGGCATGAGATATTTCCAGAGTACAAGATACATAGGATAGGTAAAAGAAAACCACTAGCTTTGCGATCAGTGATTAATAATTGCAAAAAAATATATGACTGCGTAGCCTATCCAAACTTAGAAGGAGATGACGTACTTGGATTACTAGCTACCAACGGACAGTATAAGAATCCAATAATAGTATCAGTCGATAAGGACATGAGAACTATACCTTGTAAGCTGATAGCTGCTGAAGAAGTAGAACATATTACAGAGAAGAAAGCAAACAGACATTGGTTTGAGATGTCTATAGCAGGAGATAGTACAGATGGAATAGTAGGAGTTAAAGGTACAGGCATGGTAACTGCTACTAAATTATTAGCAGATACACCTGACACGATAGATGCACTATGGTCTAAGGTTGCTGAGACTTATACAAAGAAAGGTTACACTTTGGCTGATGCAATTCTTAATGCAAGACTTACTAGAATATTACGAGAAGGAGATTACGACTACAATACAGGTACAGTAAAACTTTGGAATCCATGAGAAAACCCCCAAGACGAGTCACTTGTCTCAGGGGTTCTCTACGCTTTACCAATGGGTAACCACTCCCATTGATTTAATGGTAGCATAAAACTATGGCAAGCAACACCTTACCTTTGATAACTGATGATCTTATACAAGGTCTAGATAATCTGTACCCACAACGACACCCTGACTTGTCATTATCTGATAGAGAGATATGGTATAGAGCAGGACAACGTAGTGTTGTTGACTATCTAATTGAACAACAAAAGAGACAACGTGAGACTATGTTAAACAACACAACCAAAGGTATTTAATTATGTGCTTTTTCGGTGGTGCTAAAGCTGCACCTGCTCCTAAAAAACCTGAGTTTGAAGATGCACCCCCTGTTGTTACAGGAGAACAGACAGGTGTAGATAAACCAAAGAACACAGCTAAAGCAACAGAGAAGTTAAGAATGATGAGAAAGAAAAGAGAAGGAACTTATGTTGACCCAACTGCTGATACAAACTTAGAAAGAACTACATCTTTACTTACAAGAAGTGGAATGAGTCAAGCTGATAGAAACGCTCGAAAGGTTAGACAACAAAAAGCCAAACAGAACTATAATAGAAGAAAGTTCTCTAAAGGCATTACAGGTCGTAAGACAGGAGTTGCTTAATTATGTGTTTCAGAAGTCCCCCACCCCCACCCCCATTACCTGACCCAGAGCCAGTAGCACCTAAAGCAGAGAAGACTGCTGAACAAGTTGTTACAGGTACACAGAGAAAAGACATTGCCAAGAAAGGTAGGAAGGCTGCAACTACAACTACAAGGTCAGCAGCTAGAAGGGGTACTGCTTCTTTAAGAATACCTTTACTAACTAATGCACAAACTGAATCTGGTAATTTAAGGACACCTGTTTAACACATGGAATATTCTTCTTCGGCTGTGACAGCAGCAGGGTTGTATGAACAACTGGCACAAGAGAGATCAACCTATCTAAGGGAGGGTCAAGAGTCTAGTAAGTTAACCCTGCCATATCTTATACCTGAAACTTCAGGTGGTACTGGTGCGAGAAGAAGTAAGATTAAAACACCCTATCAATCAATCGGTGCAGCAGGTGTAAACAGCCTTGCAGCAAAACTTTTGACAGGTCTTTTCCCTACAAACATTCCTTTCTTTAAACTTGTATTAGATCAAATAAAAATACAACAAGATGGTAATAATCCTGAAGCTATTAGTGAGATAGATAGAGCATTACGCAAAGTTGAAAATGCTTTGATGCGTGAGATTGAAATATCAAATGATAGAGTCGCAATGTTTGAAGCATTGAAACATCTTATTGTTGGTGGGAATGTTTTGTTATATTTAACAAACGAAGGATTACAAGTATATCCATTAGAGAAGTATGTATGCAGACGTGACCCTAATGGAAATACTTTAGAAATTATTATTAAAGAAACAGTAAATGGTAAAGCCTTACCACCTGACTTTGTAGCAAGATTAGAAGAGAAAGCAAAATATACAGAGAATACTTTGGAAGAGGATTTAGATATATACACACACGTCAAAAGAGATGGAGACTTTTTTAACTGGCATCAAGAATGTAAAGGAGAGAGGATACCTAACACAGAAGGTAGGGCAAGGAAAGATGTAACTCCTTTTATAAATCTTAGGTTCACAAGGTTAAGTGCAGAAAGTTACGGAAGGGGATACGTTGAAGAGTACAGAGGGGATTTGATTTCTCTTGAAGGATTGATGAAAGCAATAATCGAAAATGCTGCTGCGTCTGCTCGCACAGTTTTTCTTGTAAATCCTAATGGTACAACCAGAGCTAGTACCCTAGCTAAAGCACCTAACGGAGCTATCAGAGAAGGTAATGCACAAGATGTATCTGTCTTACAGGTAGGCAAAGGAGCAGATTTACAGACATCTTTTACAGCAGTACAGAGAATAGAACAAAGATTACAGTATGCTTTCTTGATGGCTAAAGCAGTTCAACGTGACGCTGAAAGGGTAACAAGTACAGAGTTAAAGATACTGACACAGGAACTAGAGTCAACGCTTGGTGGAATCTACTCTATCTTGAGTTCTGAACTACAGCTACCTTATCTAAGAAGACGTATGCACCTACTATCAAAAGCAGGTAGAGTACCAGAACTACCAAAAGATATAGTAGGTATCTCAATCATCACAGGGTTACAAGGACTAGGTAGAGGACAGGACAAGGAGAAACTACTTGAATTTATTACTACTTTGGCACAGGCTCTAGGTGCTGATGTGATGAGACAATACGTTAATGTTGACGAAGCTATTAAGAGGTTGGCTACCAGTATTGGCATAGAAACTGAAACATTGGTAAAATCAGGAGAACAGATTGCTGCGGAGCAACAGCAACTACAACAACAAGAACTCGTTAGAAGTCTTGGTAGTGCTGCTGTAGGCTCGCCTTTACTTGACCCAAAGAAACAGGCTGAAGCAGGTCTTATCTCACAACAAATGGATTCCAATGCCCAACAAGAACAGCCAGTCTAAAAAGACTGCAAAACCAAGAGACAACAATGGGAGATATGTAGCTCCTGAAAAAGCAGTTGTCAGCAGATTAGGTGTAAATGAAGAAGGTACACCTAAATCAAAGAATCAAGGTAAGACTGTCACTACTAGACATGGCAGCACAATCACTTATAGTTAAACCAAAAAACCACTATGACATCATCACAAGTACAGGCGAATGAAACACCACCAATGTCTTCACAGGATATTGAAAGTCTAAGAGATGAGAATGGCCTTATCGCAGGTAAGTTTAAAACTGCTGCTGATATGGTAAACAGCTACAAAGAACTAGAAGGTAAGCTAGGTAGTATTGAAAATACTGCTGAAGAATCTACAGAACAAGAAACTCAGGCAGAAGAAAGCAATGACAACTATGACGCTGCTGAAGTTTATGGAGATGGTCTAGCTTCAGTCTTAGAAGAAGTTGGTATTGACCCACAAGTTATTAGTAATACTTTTACAGAGACAGGTAAAATTACAGAAGATGATTACGAGAAGCTAGGAGAAGCAGGATTCTCTAAACAAGTTATTGATACTTACCTAGATGGATTAAGGGGTGCTGCTAAGCCTGCTGAAGATATAAAAGATGCACAGTTAAATGACATCTTATCAGTTACAGGTGGAGAGGAAGGCTATTCAAAACTTAGAGAATGGACACAGGCTAATGTACCTGATGAAACTCTTAAAGCATTTGATAAGATACTTGATACTCAAGACCCCACAATGATTAAAGTTGCAGTACAAGGTTTTGCTGCACAGATGAGAGAAGCAGAAGGTTATGAACCACAACTAATAAATGGTAGAACAGCAACAAGTAATACCAATACATTTAGGACACAGGCAGAACTTACAAAAGCTATGGCTGACCCTAGATATGGTAAAGATGAAGCATATACATTATCTGTGTATGATAGATTAAAAGACTCTAAGGTAGTAGGTTAATGGCTAACAAACCAACCAAGCCAGAACTTTATGCAAGAATCAAAGCTAGAGTTAAAGCAAAAGTCAAGAAGTGGCCTTCTGCATACGCAAGTGGTCAACTTGTTAGACAATATAAAGCAGCAGGTGGAGGTTACACCAAAGCATGAAACAACTTTCAGACAAACAAAAAAAATCTTTAGATAAAAATAAAGATGGTAAACTTTCTAAAGAAGATTTCTTACTGGTTCGCAGATTAAGAAACAAAAATAAAAACAAAAAATGAGTCTTGACAGGTGGTTCAAAGAGAAGTGGGTTGATGTCAAAACAGGTAAACCCTGTGGTCGTAAGAAGGGAGATGGCAGACCTTACCCTGCTTGCAGACCTTCAAAAAGAGTCAGTAGTAAAACTCCTAAGACAACTAAAGAGTTAAGTAATAGAGAAAGACTTAGATTTAAAAGAGAAAAAACTAGCGGAAAAAGAATAAGTTACAATCACAAAAGACGACAAAGAGCAGCATAACTGTTATATTTTATTTAACTACTCTTATCTGTAGTTCATGTCTCCACGCAGAAAATCTTTATCTCTTAGAAAGTCAGACAAGAATCCAACAGGAGGACTGTCTGAAAGTGGGAGAAGAAGAATAAATGCTGCTACAGGTTCTAAGTTGCAACGACCTGTCACTAAAACAAGTGGACTTTCAAAACGTGAAAAAAGTAGAAAAAAATCTTTTTGTGCAAGAATGAAAGGTGTCAAAGGAGCAATGAAAGACAGTAAAGGGCGGCCAACTAGAAAGGCACTTGCTCTACGCAAGTGGAACTGCTAGGCTCTCGGCATACAACATCTACATATCAAAGTGCCTGACAACCACGTTGCAGATAACGCTTTGAGAAAAGGTTAGTAAAGACAGAGAAAGTACAAATTATTCACAAACACTTACTAAACAGATGGCTAATGCGACTGTAAGTAGGCTCGGACTTGTCAATAATTCGGGTACAAACTTTGATGAGCTTTTTCTTAAAGTCTTCTCAGGAGAGGTGCTAACTTCTTTTGCCCAGAATAATATTTTCAACGAGCAACTACACTCTGTCCGTACTATTGCATCAGGCAAATCGGCCAGTTTTCCCAAGTTAGGTACGGCTACTGCTGCCTATCATGTAATTGGAGAACCCCTAGTGGGGGCGAACCAAATCAAGGCTAATGAGGTCTTGATAAATATTGATGATATGTTAATCGCCCAAGCGGTAGTCGCTCGGCTTGATGAACTTAAGAATCATTATGATGTTCGTGCAACTTATTCTGCTGAACTTGGAAAGGCACTTGCCAAAACATACGATCAAAACGTAGCGAAGGTAATTGCTAATGCGAGTCGTGCTTCAGCTACTATTACTGGCGAAGATGGCGGTCTTGTATTAACACTACCTAATGGTAATACAGCTTCATCTGACGTAACAGGAGATGAACTGGTTGCAGCTATCTATGATATAGCTCAAGAGTTTGATACTCGTGACATTCCAAGCACAGATAGATTCTGTGTGTTGCCACCTGCGGAATTTTATAAGATTCCTGAATCTGCTACCAGAGTTATGAATACAGACTTTAACCCACAGGGTAATGGTTCTGTTGCAGCAGGTACAGTAACACAGGTTGCAGGTATCCCTATCATGATGTCTAACAACGTACCACAATCTAACGTAGGCTCTAACCCTTCAGGTGCTAATAACACTTACTCAGGAGATGATAGCAAGACGCTAGGTTTGGTATTCCATAAATCCGCAGTTGGAACTGTAAAACTACAGGACATGACAACTGAAATCTCAGGTGCGGACTATGGTATCATGTATCAATCAACATTGATGATCGCCAAGTACGCACTTGGTCATGGAATCCTAAGACCAGAATGTGCAGCAACAATCAAATTGTCTGCTTCATAATCTACCTAAATTCATAAAATAGGGTATTCTATTATTAGATACCCTTTTTTTTATGCCTGCTGGTAAAGGAACGTATGGTTCTAAGGTTGGAAGACCTAAAAAAACAAACAAGAAAAAGTCTAAAAATTTAAAAAGTAATTTAATGGCATTGAAAATGTCAAAAAAGTAAAGAACAATGGCTGTAGCTGCAACCACAGAACTTGAATGTATTAATATTATGCTTGCTGCAATAGGCGAAGCACCTATTAATACCTTAACTGGCACTCTTCCAGTAGATGCTGTTACTGCTCAGAAGACTTTAGCTGAGATAAATAAAGATGTACAGAATGAAGGTTGGTCTTTTAATCAAGAGTTTAATGTCAAACTAACTAGAGATGGCAGTAATCAAATTTCTCTTGGTACAGATATGCTGAAAGTAGATGCTAATGTTTTTGACCACCCTACTATTGATGTCATACAAAGAGGTCTAAAGATGTATGACAGAAAAAATAATACTTATGTTTTTGATACAGACTTAACTTGTAATATTACTTACTTTAGAAACTTTGATGAAATACCTGAATCTGCTAGACGATATATAAACATAAGAGCAGCAAGAGTATTTGTAGATAGATTAGTTGGAGATGATGGACTAAGAACTTATACAGCACAAGATGAAGCAAGAGCAAGAGCAAATCTTATGGAAAATGATATGGATAATGCAGACCATAATGTTTTATCAGGCGACCCAAATCTTAATAATGCCATGAATACATTTACACCTGCTGATGTTCTTAACAGGTAACTATGGCGATAGTATCAAGATCAATACCCACGCTGCTTAGAGGTGTATCACAATCTTCAGATTCTTCCAAGCAATCAGACCACGCTGACATACAAGATAATGCTGACAGCAACCCAGTTGTAGGTCTAGTAAAAAGATCAGGCATACAGCACGTTACAAACCTTAGTACTAGCACACTAGGTAATGTTCATATTCAAACTATAAACAGAGATGTTAATGAAAGATATGTAGCGATATTTAGCAATGGCAATGTAAAAGTATATGAACTAGATGGCACAGAAAAAACAGTAACAAAACCAGATGGAACTGCATACCTAAATACTTCAAACCCTAGAGACACAATCAAGACTGTAACTATTGCTGACTTTACTTTTGTTGTCAATACAAATCAGGTAACTGCAATGGATTCAACTCTATCCGCAGGTAACATTACGCAAGCAATTATCTTTGTAAAACAAGTTTCTAACGATACTGTTTACTCTGTTACTGTTGATGGTGTGACTGTAACTGATGACACGACTAGCGATTCATCTCTTAGTACATCACAAGTTGCTGCTGATTTACAATCAGGTCTTAATTCAGGATTATCTGGTTTTACTATTGCAAGAAGTGGAAGTGTAATACATATAAAAAAGAATGATGGTAGTAATTTTGCTATAGATGGTACTGACACTCAAGGTAATACTCAGTTAACAATAGTAAAAAATTCAGTTCAAAGATTTACAGACTTACCTGCTGTCTCTCCTAATGGAATGGTGGTAGAAGTAAAAGGAGATGAAAGCACTAACTTTGATAATTACTATGTGAAGTTTGTCACTAACAATGGCAATGCTTTAGAAGAAGGTCAATGGGAAGAAACAGTAGAAGCAGGTATTCAATTTAAGTTTGACTATGCCACTATGCCACACGTCTTGATTAGACAGGCAGATGGTAATTTTAGGTTTGCAAGAGTTGATGGAGATACATATACCTTAAGTGGTACTAATTATACGTTACCTGTATGGGGAGAAAGAACAGCAGGAGATACGGAGTCTGCAAAAGACCCTTCATTTATTGGTAGTAAAATAAACAACGTATTCTTTTTTAGAAACAGATTAGGATTTTTAGCAGATGACAATGTAATACTGTCTAATGTCTCAGAGTTCTTTAACTTTTTCCCCGATACAGTTCTTACTGTAGTTGACTCACACCCTATAGATGTAGCTGCTTCTCATACTAAAGTTGCTATTCTTAAACACGCAGTTACTATGGGAGAACAGTTGATATTGTTCTCTGAACAAACGCAGTTTGTACTATCTAGTTCAGCAGATAACTTAACACCAACAACAGCTAACGTACTTGTATCAACAGAGTTTGAGTCTTCAGATGATGCTGCTCCTGTAGGTTCTGGTAATTCAATTTACTTTTTAACTAAGAAAGGTAACTTTGCAGGTATTCGTGAATATATTACACAGACTAATGAGACTGCTAGAGATGCAGCAAACATCACTATTCATGTACCAAGACTGATACCAAGTAATATTTTTAAATTAGCTGTATCTAATAATCAGGATATTCTTGTTTGTGTTGGAACTGATAACCCTAATAAATTATTTATAAACAGATGGCTGTTTGGTAATCAAGGGCAGAAAGTTTTAAACAGTTGGTTTACTTTTACTATTAATGAAAACAGGTCTATAAAAAATGTTGACTTTATAGGTACTGATTTATTTTTAGTTATAGAAGAAGCTAATACAATTACTTTAGAAAAGATACCATTTGAATCTGATTTTAAAGAAACTAATGCAGACTTTGAATTTCATTTAGATCACAAAGTAACTGAAGCAGACGTAACAGTTTCATATAACTCATCTACTGATAAGACTACATTTACTTTGCCTTATAGACTTAGAGCAAAGATGGATATAGTAGGTAGATTTTTAGCAAGTAATGAGACAAGCACGTTTGTTGATATTAATGGAGTGACGCAAACCTTGAAACCTGCAACAGTTATACAATCTACAAATTTAACTAATGGTTCAACAGCAACAATAGAAGCAAATGGAGATTATAGAAATGCAAAATTTATTATAGGAGAGCCTTATGATATGCACTATAGATTTAGTAAGCAAAGAATAACTGAAACCCCACAACAAAATAGTGCTGAGATTATTAGTAGTAGATTACAGCTACATCATTTTTATATAAAGTTTGAAAAGAGTGGTTTCTTTCAAGTAGAAGTAACACCTGAGTTAAGAGATACTAGCACTCATAAATTTAGTGGTCGATTTTTGGGTGCTGCTTCTTCTGTGATAGGTCAGCTTAACTTAGAGACAGGTACATTTAGAGTTCCAATAATGAGTAGAGCAGACAAGGTTGATATAGATGTAAAGAATAAAACATTCTTGCCAACACTATTGGCTAGTGCAGAATATGAAGCTATGTTTCACATGAAAAGTAGGAGAATGTAATGGGTCATTTAAGAAAATGTACACTAAAAGACTTGCATCATGTCTCTGAAAACATGAGAGATATGGATAGATTAGAAGCTGTATATCAAACAGGACAAGACCCAGATACAGCATTAAGAGTTAGTTATCTAGCAAGTAAAATAGTTATGGCTATCTGTGGAGATAATGATAATCCTATTGGTATCTGTGGTGTAACTGCTAATGGTTGTATCTATATGGTTGCTACAGAAGAATTATTTTCTAATGATAAATATAAAATACAACTGATAAGGCAAGGTAGAAAATGGGTTGATGATTTGCTCAAATCATATAAAATTCTATACAATGTAGTATATGCTGAAAACGAAAAAGCTATGAAGTGGTTACAAACTTTAGGTTTTAAGTTTATTAAATATCATAAGGAATATGGACAACATAAAAAACCATTCGTTGAATTTTCGAGGATAGTCTAATGTGTTTTGTTGCAGGACTATTTGGAATAACAGGAGCAGCAGGTAATTTATTTAACGCTTCGCTTGCTTTGAGTGCAGTTACACAAGTAGCAGGTGCAGCTTCTAAAAATAGAGTTGCTAGACAAACAGCATCATACGCATATCAAGCAGCAGAAAGAACCGCTAGGTCTGCTGACGCTGCATTGACAGCACAACAAGAAGCATTAAACTCACAGTTACTAGAAAGAAGGGCTGATGCTGCACAAAAAAAATTAGCAAAAACTATAGAAGGATTACAGGCTAGAGGTAAGGCAGCAGCAACAGAAGGCAGATCAGGTAGATTAATAGAACTTATACAAATGGATATTGAAAGACAAACAGCAGGATTAAGAGAAAGTCTTGAACAGTCTTTACAATCAGCAGAAGCACAATATGGTAGAGATGTATCAGCTATTGTTGCACAAAGAGATAGTAGAAGAAATCAAGCTATGGATATACAGAACAGAGGATATACACAAGCAATGCAGAACTATCAAGGACTGCTACCGACTATAGGAAACATAGCGTCAACTGGATTACAGACTTATTTAGGTCTTGATGCAGGACAAAAGACATTTACCTCTGCTAGTAGCTAATGACTTCATCAGGTTTTCAATCATTTACAACACCTAGAGATACCTTTGTTTCTCAAAGTACACAACCTGCTATAAACACACAAGATGGTTTGTCTCAAATTGCACAGACACTATCAGTCATAGAACCTGCATTACAAAAATATATAGTAAAGAAGATAGAAGATATAAAAGAAGAAGATGTAGCAGAAGCACAAACAGCAGGTGCTAAATCAGCAAGAACATATACACAGGTAGAAAAACTTTTATTTCCTGAAACTGTTGAACTAGACGAAACATCAAAAGCATACGCTACAAGTTTGGCAGCGTTAAAGAAAACACAAAAACAACAGGATATAGAAATAACTAGAGGTAAAAGTATATGGTTTAAAAACGCATACGAAGAAGCTAAAGCTATAACACTTGGTAAGAATTTTAAA